GCTGAGGCGATAAGCGACGATCTTGCCTTCGGCTTGCCCGCCCGGCAGCCGATCGTCATGGAGCCGCGCCGAATGGCGGCAGGAGAGCGCGGCCGCCCGCGCGAAGCGGCAATCGAACGAAATCTGCACCGCGCGCGCGGCGAGCGCGAGCTTGGCGCGCGCCCGCATCAGGCAATATTCGACGCTTTGAAGACCGCGCTGCGTGGCGAAATAGGTGTTGCGCGACGGATCCTCAATCGGCGACCCTTCGATCGCAATCGTGTCGCCGGTCAGATAATCGATCCCGGCGATCGCCGCGCCTACGTCCGCGCCGGTCAGGGTCAAGGTTTCCTCCTCGGCCGGCGCGTTGGCGTCGGCGAGCAGCGGCTGCAGATCGGCACTAAGGCGGAAGCGCAGCTTCTCGGTGCGGTCGCGGCCCGCGTCGTAGCGCAGCACGAGCCGGGTTGAGATCTGCCAGAGCGGCACGATCAGCCGCGACTGCTGAAGGCTCGAGCGCGGCTGGTCGGTGAAATCTGGATCATAGGGATTGATTACGCCGATGACCACGTTCTGGCTCAAGAGCGTACCAGTGCCGGGAGGAATGCCGCTCGGCGCGCTGTAGCTCATGTTGATCGACATGGTGTCGCCGACCGCATGCCGCTTGGCCCGGTTATGCCAGCTATATCTGGTTGACACCGTGGGGCGGCCGCCGATGCCGAAATCGTCATTGCATTCGGAATGGAACACGCTCCAGCCACCACCCACCGAAGCGCCGATCTTCGGCCAGTCGGAAATGAACGACTCGCCGCAGTAGGTGGTGAAGCGCCGCGCGCCGAAATCCACATATCCGGAGGAAGCATTGGCCCAGCTCACCAAAGCCTCCACCAGAACGCTGCGCTGCGGCGGTGCTGCGAGCGTGACCGACACGCTGTCGTAGGGAACCTCGTCGGCGAAAAACTCCTCTATTCCCGCCTCGCCATTGTGCCAATCGGAAATCGTCACTTCATGCGTGACGCGATCGATGTGCCAAGCGGCGGTATAGCCTTCGAGGATGGCATCGGGGTCGTCGCGGTGCGCCTCGTCGAGAAAGACCGGGTCGTAGTACGGCGCCGTTTTCAGCGTCTGTGCCAGCTCGTGCTTGGCCGCGGCATAGTCTGCGGGCTGGGCGACGAATTCGAGCGTCACGATCTCGCCGAGGATATTGCTCGGAATGCCGATCAGCCGGCCGAAGAACAGCGGGATCGTCTGCGCGCCGTCGTTCCAAGCGAGCCAGGCCCATTGTTTGCGGCCGGGCGCAAGCAATCCAATGCGTGGGTTCTTGATCTCGATCGACAGCGCCGGAAACTCGCCTTCCGCGTGCTCGAGCGTGAATCCGTAAATCTTCTCGTCCTCGCGCTCAAAAGCGGGGATGAATTCGTTCTCTTCGGCGTCGACCCAGGCAAAATAGAAGGTCATATTTCCTCAAGATCGACCTGCCAGGAATATTCGGCGTCCCATTCCGAATACGAGACGCGGATGTCGATCACCCGCATTTGCAGGCGAGGACGGTAGAAAACAAAACCGCCTTCGGTGCGCTCGGAATCAGGGACGACCGGGCGGCCTGCGCTGCCCCCGGACGGATAGGACAGCTCAGCCACGCAATCCACTACCACTGCCTGGCCGCGATAGGCGCCATCGAGCGCGGGCGCGCGCAAATCCTCGCAGGTGATCGTGCTGCGGTATTTGCGGAACGCCGCCGGCGTCTCGCCGTCGAGCTCGCCGTTGATGGTGCGGCGCGGCGGCGCCGTGTCGATCAATTCCAGCGTCTGCGTCAGGCCGCGCGCGGAATAGGGCGGCAGCGACGGCGCGCCGGAGGCTTGCGCCGGCGCGATCACCAGCAGCGTTCCGGAGGCAGGGAGCGGCATCAGCGATAGGCGCTCTGCCGCCGGCCGGCCAAGCGCACGCGCTTGAGCGCGGCGAGCCTTTGCAGGCGGTCGAACGCCTCCTCGTTGGCGCTAAGACCGGCGACGCGCTGCCCGTCGATGACGAGGGTGAGCGGCCGCAACGCGGCCTGCGGGTGCGGTTCGATGAAGCCCCCGCCGGCAAAGCGGGGGATTGGCGGCAACGCGAGGCGGTCGAGCAGCCCGTCCATGGAGAATTGCAAGCGCGCCGACTGCGGCAGGCGATGAAAGTTGTTCAGCAGGCCAAGCACGTTGGAGCCGAACGCGCGCATGAGCGCGGCGACCGCCGGCGCCTGCAGCACCGCCTCGCCGCGGGAGAGCCATGCGGGGATCGAGTCGCTGGTCCAGGTACCGGGACCGCGCAGCGGCCGATCGGTGCCGCGGGCGAAGCCGGAACCGCCGCCTGAGGTCGAACCGCCAAAGAACGGGATGTTGATGCTCGCGATGCTGTCGAGGATGCGCCGCACGAAATCCGCCACCGGCTGCAGGATCGCCTGGATGCGGCCCGCCGCGTCGTTGAACGGCGCGGTGATGATCTCGGCGAGACCCGACAACGCGCCGGCAATGCGACCCGGCAGTTCTGCGACAAATGCCACGATGCCGTCGAACGCAGTGACCGCGGCTTGGACGATGGCTTCCCAGCCCTGGCCGAGCCGTGCCTGCAAATTGTTCCAAATCTGCCCGATCACGGCGACGCCGCTCGTGGCAAGCGACACGATGCCCTGCCATATGCGGCTCAAGCCGCTCACGGCGCCTTCCCAGGCGAAGAGGAACGCTCGGACCATTTCGTCCCACGCCGGAGACAGCGCGTTCCTGATGCCTTCGCCGAGCGCGCCGAGCGCGGCGCGCACCTGCGGCCAAAACGCGACCATCGCCGTGGCAAGCAGCGCAAGCCCGGCGACGATGGTCGCCGGCAATCCGACGAGACCTATCAATGCCGCGCCGACCGCGAGCAGGCCGCGCGCCGCAAGCGCAAGCGGGCCGCCGAGCAGTCTGAACGCGCTCAACAGCGCGGCGAGCGCCGCGGCGGCCGCAAGCGCCACGGCCGACAGGAGCGAGAATGCGCCGCTGATCTGACCGACGATGGCGATGACGGCGACATCGGCACCGCTCAAGTTCGCGCCTAACACGCGGTTGATCGCCGCCGCCACGTGATCGAGGAGCTGCATCAAGCCGCGGAATGCCGGAACGATCCGGCCGATCAGGCCCGTCACGCTGTCGCGGAGACTGCTGAGCGTTTGAACGATGGAATCGACGAAGCCGCCCCTGGTCGGGGCCTTGCCGCTCAGGAGCGCCACGAAATCATCGATCGCGGGCTTGATGCGCCCGGCGATGTCCTGCGCCCAGGCGCGCAGCGCGCCCTGATTGCGCGCTATCGCGTCGGTAATGGCGTTGACGATGGCGGCCAAACCGGGAGCGAAGATCGTGGCAAGCTTGATCTTGATGCTTTCGAGCGTAACGGAAAGCCGCGCGAACGCGCCGATTGCCTCCTCGCTCGCCGCCGCGTCCGTCTCGGTCAAGGCGAGCCCGAGATCGACGAACGCTTTGCGCAATTCCTCGACGCCAGTGCGGCCGCGGATGAGCAGCGGCAGCATGGCGATCCCCTGGCGGCCGAAAATCTGCAGCGCCAGCGCGGTTGCTTCAGGCCCGCGACCCAGCCGCTTGAATCCCTCCGCCAAATCACCGAGCACGTCCTCCAGCGGGCGTATATTGCCGGATGCATCAATCACCGAAACGTTGAACCGCTCGATTGCCTTGCCCGCCTCCGAAAGCTTCTCGCCGCTGTCGGTCACGTTGCGCGAGGCGTCGACGAAACGAACCCCGAGCGCCCGCAATTGCCGGTCGAAGGCGCCAACCAGCGGGCCGCTTTCGACCACGCGCACGCCCATCTGCGCGAGCCGCTCGCGCATCAGATCAGCGCCCGCCCCGATCTTGTTGAATGCATCGAGCACACCGACCGACACGACGCCGAGCTGCTGTTGCCATTTGATCAGCGCTTGCGTCTGCTGGGTCGACGCCTCGGTCACGTTCTTGGCGAGGAATTTCATCGCGTTGGCGAATTTGTCCTGCTCGACGGAAGCGGCGGCGGCGGCGAACTGCAATTGCTGATAGGCGCCGGTCGAAAGCCCGAGCGAGACCGCGGTGTCCTCGATTTCGTTCGCGGCGCGCACGCCGGAGCGGATGAACAGGACGCCGGCGGTTCCCGCCGCGGCGATCGCCGCCTGCAACAAGCCGAGCCGCCCCGCCATGTGGCCGGCGGCGTCGGCAATCTGAGTGAAATGCTCGCCGACCGACGCCCCGACATCGCTCAGGGTCTGCCGCGCTGCCAGAATGGCGCGCTGCAGTCCGCCCATGGGCGAGGTTGCATCCTGCGCCGCGGCGGCGATCTGCCGGAACGCGCGCTCGCCGGTCACGCCGAGATCGGCGAGCTGTTTTGCGATCTCGCGCGCGCCTTCGAGCGCGATGCGCTGGGTGATGGCGTTCGTGGCCATGTCTCAACCGATGTGCCTGGCGTAATAGGCTGCGAGCCGGGCCCGTTCGCGCGCGACGATGACGCCGATACTCAACCGCTTGCGGATGCTGACGCTTCTAATGCCGACGAACATGGGCACGCGGACGAAACGCGCCGCGCGCGCGGCAAAGCCGGCACGACGGCGACGCCCGGACAGCCGCAATGGCCCGCCCTTCTTGCGCGCCCGCGCCACGGCCGATGCCGGAACGACACCGAGCAGCAGCGGCGGATCACCGCGCACGAAGATCAGCCGTCCGATGTTTTGCGCGTAGAAACGCGGCGTAACCCGATGGCCGCCGCGGCGGGAGGGAACATTGTCGGTGGGGAGCCAAAGGCGGGGATTGCCGCGGATGGTAGCGCCGGTCTCGAATACCCCGGCATAGGGGATTTTCGAATAGAGCCAGGCCGCGGCATTGATCGATGGCTTGCGGTCGGGAAAGAATTTCAGCCGCAACGCATTGGCGAAGCGGTTGCCGAGGCCGGCGGCGAGGATATCGGCGCGGCCGGCAATTTGCGCATTGCGTCCGGTGTCGCGGATCGCAAGCGTTGCGGCAACGGCGATCTGCTCGCGCACGTCCGCCGCAGCCCGCCGGAAGGCTTCGGCATCGATGTCGACGACGAATTGCATGCTAATCGCGCGCCAATCGCTTGAGCTGCCGCTTCAATTCCTTGGTGTCGCCGCGCGCGGCGAGCGCCGCGGTCCCAAGCTGCGCCGCAAGCCGATGCCGCTCGCGTCGCCGCGCGAGCTTGAGCCGCGCTAGAAGCTGCCGCGGCGTCATCCGCCACAGTGTTTCCTCGCGATAACCTGCGCCGACCAGCTCGTCGATCGCTAGGGCGACGACGTCGAATCCGCGGGCGCGGCCTCCGCCGGCAGGATCGTCCTCAGCGTCAGACCGAGCTTGCGCAGATTTTCGACGAAAGGGCCGATGCCGTCCGGCAGCGAGACCTCGACGATGGCGGCGAACAGCGCCGCCTGCTCGCCGAGCTTGAGCTGCTTGGCCCGCGCCTCGACCTCCGCGTCCCCTCGCGCGCCGAGGCCGCAGGCGAACAAGGCCGCAAGCGCGTCCGGCGCCGCGGCCGCGAGTTCGTCGAGCGTGAAACGGCCTTCGGCGGCGAGCTTGCCGAGCACCGCGAAGCGGTCGAGCAGATAAGGGATGTCCTGCGCGGCGATGCCGACCACTTCGACATCGATGCCGCGCAAGCGTACCGTGCGCTTGATGGGGGCAAGGTCGAGCAAAAGGCTCATGCCGCCTCAAGCTCGGTGATGGTGCCGAACGCGCCGCCCACCGCGAGCACTTCTGCGGTGAGCTCGATGCTGGCGTAATCGTCGCTGATGAAATCGAACGCGCCGGGCTCGAACGTCACCTTCAAGATTTCCGCCTGGAATTTGTTGCCCTTTTCGTTCGTGCCGGTAAACCGGATCGCGCCGGTCACCTCGGCGACGCCGAACAGGGGGAATTCGCGCGGCGGGCCGGCAACGATCGGGCCGCCGAACAGGGCGATCTGCAGGTTCTCCAGCGTGATCTCGTCGAGCGTCATGGTGAGGGTGCCGGAGCGGCTGACGATGACCTGATCGTCCTTGGTCCGCGTGCCGGTCATGCTGGAGAAATGTTCCTTTTTTTCGATCTTCGGTTCGAGGCGCAGCGAGGGCACGTTGCCGACGTGGCGCTCGGTCCCGCCGGTCGGGGTGAAATACACGTCCCCAGCCCCGAAGTAGTAATTGAGCGGCGAGGGCGATGTGGCCATGGTATGGTTCTCCTGTGGTTGACGGTCAGAGCTCGCTCGGGTCGAGCACGTAAGAGATACGGAAGCGCGGGATCATGTTGCCGATGACGGCGCGGCCTTCAATGAGCCCGGGCGCGCAGCCGAGATAGCGCACCGCGCCGGATGAACGCCCTCCGCCCTCGCCCGCCAGCGCCGCAAGCTGGCCATCAAACAACACGGCGCGGATCAGGGCGGCGCGCAGGGCATTGAGCGCGCTGCCGACGTCGGGCGTGCGTTCGGAGACCCATAGGCTCACCAGCGGCGTCATATGCACGCGCATAGGCGCAAGCGCCGGCACGTTGTGGCGCAGATGATCGTCGTCGACCTCTTCCTCGCCGTCGAGCACGATGGCCGCCGGCAACTGCTCCTCGGCGATGTTGATGTCGTTGCGCGCCGCATAGGCGATGCCATTAAGGCCGCCGGCAATAGCGAGCAGGCGGACGAGAATCGCCTCCCGCTTGTCGGTCATGGCGCCTCAAGGAACATGAGCACCTCGCCGTCGGCTGCGCCGTTGTACGTGGGCCGCGATTGGGCGGCATGCACCAGCCAGTCCCTGCCGTTGATGGTGATGGTGCCGCCGCGCAGCGTCTCCGCTGCAAGCCCGTTGGCGGCAAGCTCGCTTGCGCGCACGCTTGCCGCGGGCTTGAGCGCCTGTATGGCGCCGTCCCCCTCCCGCCATTCCACCGCGACTCCGGCGGTCTGGTCGATGACGCGCAATTGGTAAAGCTCGGCCCCAAGTTCGAGCTGCGCGTCAACGCCAAAGGCGCGGTAAAGCGGTTCAAGCAGGAGCGGATCGAAGGCGATCATTATGGCGTAGCGATCGTGTTCGGCCCAAGCCGCACGCGCACCGTCGCCGCGCCCGGGGCGGCCCCCTCAACCGCAACTCCGATGTTGAGCGTGCCTTCGGTAGCGCAGAGGCGATTGTCCGGGTCCCAAAAAACGTTCTCTCCGACCGAAAAAGCATCGTTGGCGTTCTTCGGCAGGTCGAACACGCCGGTGGTCTTGATCGGAACGCTCTCCCCTTGCACCGCATCGGTCACGGCGACGCCGAACAATGCGCCGATTCGGACGCCGTTGCCGGAGGTCACATTATAGGGGGCTAGCACGTTGACCGTATCCCCTGCTTGCACGAAATTTCTCATTTCCGCGTCTCCTTTATGTTCCGCAAAAAGTGGGGCGCCCGCGAAGGCGCCCCATAAGGATCAAGCCCCACTCAAGGCATCGCGGGGCTTGAGGGACGATCAGTCTTGGCTCCGCAGCAGGCCGCGCCAATCGAGCGCCTTGGCCGCAAAATCGTGGCGCACCTTGAATTCGACGCCGTCAACCTCGAAGCCCGCGCGCTGATCGATGAAAGGCTCGGCCTGGCCTTCGAGCCGCGCGTATTCGATGGTGTCCACCAGATTGGGGTCGGCGGCGAGCCACCATGCTGAGAACCCAAACAGGCGCGGCTCCTCGATGATCTGCAACGCGCCGGCAAACGGATTGACGTCGTCCGGCTTGGCCGGGGTAGTCTGCGCCATGAGCTTGCGCGCTTCGATGGCGCGCGGCCCGGGCGGCACCAGGATGAAACGCGGCCTCGCATCGATGTACTCCTCGCCGCCGAGGTCCTTCTGCTGCGACATCTTTTCCCACGCTTCGGCGAGCGCCGCCTCGGTGATTTGGGCAGAGCCGATCTGATTGCCGTGCTCTGGGCCGAACAGATCGAATCCGTCCGCCATGGCAGGATTAGAGGTCAGCTCGTTATAGACCAGCGCCGATTCAAGATCGGCCGCCCTCTGGCCTGCGGTGCCGAGCGCGCGATCAAAGGCGCGCAGATCGTCGTTGATGATCGCCTGGCGGGTGAGCGCGACGATACGGCCATAGGTGGCTAGCTTGTAGGTCTCGCGGCCCTCGGCGATGGTGCCGTAGGAGAACTCGGCGCCTTCCAGCACCGGCTTCAGGACCGGAAAATTGCCGACTTGCGTCGGATGCACGGTCTTGAAGTCGGTCAGGGTGACCCCGCGCGTCCAGGCCTCGAAGGTGCGCGGCGTCGACGCATAGGCCTGCCGCAGCCGCTTGTTCGCCACCGCCGCGAGAATGAGCGGAAAATCCGAAGACGATTGATACCCGGCCGCGCGCGTCGCCATATAGGCGATCTCGTTCGCGGTCATGCCGCGCGTGCGGCCGCCCGCCGCCTCAAGGCAGTCGCGCGCGACATCGATCAGCGACATGCCGCGATAATCCTTGGCACGATCGGTGAGCGGAAACACCGTCGGCGCCGCGCGATGCAGGATGGCCTCGGCGAGCGCCTCGCGCCGCGTCACGGTGGCATCAAGCCCGCCGGCCGGCATGGAGATCTGCGTGTGGCCAATGCCGCGTTCCGTGCGCTCGGCAAGCTTGTCGAGCACGGCGGAACGGGCCTCGGACACTTCCGCCCCGCGAGCGATGAGATCATCGACGAATTCGCGTTCAAGATGAAAACGCTCGCCGAGCTTCTGAATGGCGGCAATGCGCTCACGCTCGGCGCGGCGGACCTCCGCCGCGTTCAGCGGTTGCGTTTGCGGCTCGCTGGCGCTGTCCGCGCGAATGTCGGCCACCGCCTCGATGTTGTCGCCTCCTTCGCCGGCGACGGGCGTCTGCATATTCAGCATTTTGGACCTCTCAGGTTGCGCCGCCGGCATGGCGGCAGGATTGTCGTCCCGGACCACGAGGCATGGCGCGAGCGTCGAATCGTTGCGGATGCGCGCTCCCGGGTCCGCCGCGACGGGCACGGCGGAGATTTCCAACGGCTCCCAATCGACGGCGCGCCAGAGTTCCGGCGCTCCATCCCGCTGCTCGACCTCGTACCTATGCACGCGGTAGCCGACCGAGACGTTGCGGATGATGCCGGTCGCGATGTCGTTCCAAATCGGAGCCACGTCCTCGCGCTCGCTGAACCGCACCGTGGCGATCCCGCGGCCGTTCTCGATGCGCGCCGAGCCTTCGACCACCACGCCGATGATGCCGCCGAGATCGAAGGCGTTGTGCGCGTTCAAGAATGGCGCCCCGCCGTTGAGCCGTTCGAGCCGCACCGCGGCAGGATCAACGACCAATTCCTCGTCGATATCGTCGTCGAACAAGCGCCGGCGCCGCACCCGCGCGCCGGTGGTCCAGATCACCTCAACCGTGCGCTTCTCTTGATCGGCCGTTGGCGCGCGCAATTCGGCGTCGCGCACGAGCAGCGGCAACATCAGGTTCTTTGGCATTCGCGTCCTCTTCATCTGCCGCGTCGACGGGCTTCTGCATCAATCCCTGCTGCGTGACCTTCCGCGGATCGGAATCGAGGACGATGCCGAGCCGGTCGAGATCGGCATTGGTGCGGGCGATCTCCTCGAGCAGCGCATCAGGATTCCAGCCGCGCTGGGCGATGGCCTGCCGCAGCGTTTTTGTGCCCATGCGGATTTCCATCAGATCGGCGGTCGCGTCCTTCTGCGGATCGACCGCCTCGAATCCGTCGGGCTGCCATTCGACCGCCGCGGCCGGCTCAGGAATCAGCCCCGCGGCCCAGGCGGATTCGATGAACCAATCCCACACCGGCTGGCAGAACACCGGGATCACCAACTGCCACTGGATCGCGCCGACGAGCCGGCGGAACTCGACCAGCCCGGCGCGGATCGAGGAGTAGTTGACCTGGCTCAAGTCACCGGTGAGCAGCTCGTAAGGGATGCACCAGCCGGCGGCGATGATGTGCAATTGCGCGCGCAACCATTCGCTCACCCCCGCGACCGCCGCCGGCTGATTGAACTCGATGTCTTTCGCCCCGCGCGCATAGGCGATGAGGCCCGGCTCGAACTGCTCGACCACCTTGCCCGCGGAATCGACCACCGAGGGCGCAATCCCCTGCTCGGCGTCGTCGGCCGCGGTAACGATGCCGACGAGGCAGGCTTCGGTCTTCTTGCGGACGAGCTCCGCGTTGGTCCAGTCGTCGAGATCACGCAGCGCGCGGATCACCGGCGCGCCCCAGGGCACGCCGCGCTGCTGCACGCGGTCGCGCCGGAACAGATGAATCACGTCGCCGGCCGGCACGCGCACCGAGGCGCGGGACGCGCTCAAGGCCGCGCTGATGTCGCCCGGATGATCGGGGAACAGCCAATAGGCCGCGCGGCGGCCGATCGAGTCGTACTCGATGCCGCGCACGGTGCGTCCGCCGCCCTCGCGGCGCACGGAATCAGTCCGCGATTCGTCGAGATGATCCGCCTCCAGCGCCTGCAATTGCAGCGGCACGACCAGCCCGTCCTCGGCACGCCGCATGCGCCGCCGGACGAAACATTCGCCCGCTTCCACCATCTCGCGCACCGCGAGCGTAACGAGCGCGCTGAAATCGCCGCGGCCGTCCGCGTCGCATTGCTCGGACCAGCGTTTCCACAACTCGTCGATGCGCCGGTTCAGCCCTGCATCGCCGGTTGCGGCATAGGGCGTGAACCCGTCGCCGACGATATTGTTGACCCATGCTGCAACCGCCTTCGCCGCGTGCGGGTTGTTGCGCACGAGATCGCGCATGCGATTGCGCAAGATTGCGCCGGCGTTCGCAATCTCGGCATCCGCCGACGTGCCGCCAGCACGCCAGCCTTCGGTGCGTCGCCCGAGCGCGGCGCCGTCATAGGCGCGGCGCGACAGATTCTCGAACGCAAGCCGCGCGGCAAGACGCCGGGCGGCGGCGCGCGGCGCCAGCTTGGCGATCGCGCGGTCGAGGAACGTGGGCGCAGCGGTTGAGGCAAGAGCAGATTTCATCGATCGCCTCGGCCGAAGGCCGCGTAGCCGGCGACCGGCCGCGGCGTGCCTTGCGCCGCGGCGATCGCGCTCTCGATTGTTTCGATGCGCCGCTTCAGATCCGCCTCGGAGCCGTATTCCACCGTCTTGCCGTCGTAGCTCACGCGCAGCGTGCCGCTCGCGTAGGCGCGGCGCAGCGCTTCGAGCTCGGCCTGTGTCCAGCTCATTTCAGCCAATCTCCGTTGCGGCCGCCCAGCCAATCCGAACGGCGCTTCTCGCCCTTGGGCGCGGCCGGTCGGATTTGTCCCGCCGGCCGCGCTTCCGAGGCCTTCGCCGCCTCCCGGACCTGCCGCTCAAGCGATTCCCATTTCTCCTCGTGCCAGCGGTCGAGGCCTAGCAGCCACGCGGCCGCCCGCGCATAGACACGGCAATCGAGCGCCTCGTTGCGATCGCGCATCTGCCGCCACTCGAGCTTTGTGAAGCCGCGCCGATCGCGCACCGTGACCAGCTGCTCGGCCGTAAGCTGCTTGATCCACTCGGCGGTGATCCCAGCCGGCAAATGAATGAAACCGTCAGGGAAAGCCACGCCGTTGGCCATCTCCTCCGCCGTCGGACGCTCAAGCCGAAGGAAGCGGTAGGTCTCCGATTTGAACACGGCGACCGAAACCTTCCACAGCTTCACGCCGCGGCGAATCTTACGGCCGCCTTCCGTCGCATCGACATAGGTCGGGCCGTCCACCGGCGCCGAGCGGTCGAAACCATCGACGCCCTTGATCGGCGCGACGACGCCGACGCCGACCCGGCGCGCCCAGGCATAAACCTGCGATGTCAAACGTCCGTCGCCGGAATCGATCGCAAGCCGCGCGATCCGCATCGGAGCGCCGCCTTCGTGCTTCCATTCGGCGGCGAGCAGCTGCGTCAGCTCGTCCCACGTCGTCTGCCGCGAGGTGTCGCCGTCGATCACCACATGATCGACGAGCCAGCTTTCGAGCCCGCGCCCCCAGGCCCAGACAT